GCTAATACTGCAGGAGCTTCTGGCTTTATAGCCATACCTGCTCCTTGTTTATTTAAAGCCGGGAGAACTTCTGCACCTATTTGTCTCAACTTATTAAGTCTAGTACTATTACTATTTTCTCCTATATCAAGAAGAATTTCAACTTCCATTTTACTTGGTAGTGCGTTCATATCTATAGTTTTATATACATTGTTCATATTAAAAGAAAGTTTTCTTTTCATATTCCTATGCATAGTAGTATAGACCCCAGCAATTAACCGCTTAAATCCTGTTTCAGCAAATCGCCGCGCAATATGAGATATGCGCTTCTGGGCTGCTGATTGAACAGCGGCAAACTTTTGTTCAGAGTTGCCTGATACGTACAACGTGTCATTAAGACCTTGTACTGTTTTACTCATACCTGTGGCTTGTTCTTTTATCGTTTGTAGATGGTTTAATAAAGGAACTGTACCTGTAGATATAGTTTCAGGTGGTAGAGTTGCCACCGATCCTTGTGGACTACCGTTTGTAGGTATAATCTGCTTCGGCTTCATATTTTGTAAAGCAGAAAAATCTACTACGTTTGGATCAGCGAGCTTTGGAGCATAATTAGTTAAGTAAGTATTTTCTACAAAACCTCTTAATATTGCTGTGTTTGCTAATGTAGAGCTTCTTGTAAAGTCTGCCATTGATAAACCATAAAACTCGAAAGGTATATCAATAGGAACTATAGAAGCTAAAGGTATTTCATCAACATCGTTTTCATATATGATGTTGTTACCTATAGTCATAATGTGCTTTAACTCAGCAATACCATCTCCATCTCTATCTACTCTTATCCAACATTCTGTAACGTTTACATTTATATTTGCTTCTAATGGCACTTCATATGATTCAGCAGATCCTTGCCAGTACTCTTGTCCTGTTACATGCTTTCTAGCAGCAACATCTTGTGAGTACTTTGCAGAACCTAACCATGAAGTATCGTGCATAGTATCAAAATCTATATCGTCAGATACCTCTGGATAATACTTTCGTATTTCAGATCTTGACATTTGTGTCTGTATTCCTACAAACTGTGCATCAGATATACATGTAGACTCTCGTGATATTCTAAAATTTTCTGGTGGTATTAATTCTAATTTTACTTTAGACTTGTCTATTTTCTTTCTAACTCTGACATCGACGTAGACTAATTCCATCTCGTCTTCTTGAGTTATTTCTGATTTAACAGGTCTGTTTTCAAACTCTAGTTCTCCAACAACTTCTATATTATCATCAGACAATATTTCATCAAGCTTAACTTGCGTTATTTCTTCGTAGTCCTCAAATACATAATCATAATCTTCTATATAATCCCATCTACATACAGAGTTTTTCCATAACAACGCAGCTTTAATCCACTGTGACATAAACTCCCAACCATTGTTATGTTTAAATATACAATAGTTAACTATATCACTAGCATCTTTTGCAGACTTAAATGCTGCAGGACTATCATCGTAAGGCACAAACCTAGCTAGCTTATGATTGTTTAAAAACAAATCAGCTAAAATAGCAGTATAAGCTTCTATAACTTCTGTAGTAGAAGTGTCAACAATAGTTGAAACACCTTGAGGAGACAAATGATCTGACGCAACACCAGCGTACTCATAAGTTGCTTTCAGTCTTTCTCTAGCTAAGTCAGAACTATTTAGAAAGTCACCAGTACTATTTTGAACTCCCATTTCGATAAGATTAATGAGTTGCTCATCGGTAACTGGCTCTTTATAACCATACCGTTTCATTAATACTTACCTCCTATTTTCAAATAAGTCCTTGCTGCTTTTTCTAGTTCAGCAGAAGTGTATTCTTTAGGTTTAGGAAGTGGCTTGTCTAATACTTCCTTAGTAGTCTTTTCTTTTTTCTGTTGCTGCAATACAGCGTCTTGTATATATCTAGTCATGATCCGCTCCCGGGTTCATTCAATCTAATATTAATTCAAAGTGTGGTCCGTCGATAAACGGACGTCTTCCTTGTGATCTTCTTAAATCAACGTATTTATTCATAGCTTCTTCAGCAGTGCCTGGGTAGTTTCTAATATCACCTTCAGACCAAGCAGCTCCCCACTTAATAGCTATGTTTTGTGCTTTAGCTGCTTCCTTCATTGCATCACATATATCATCATACACATTTAATTCCCAACAAGCCTCTCCGTCTACATATGCCATTAAATCTACAGCATGGCAGTAGCCATCATCTTGTTTTAAATGTTTACTCTTCATAGTTTGTGATCTGCCAGCAGCTACTAGCTTCTCTTGTTCTTCTACAGTTCTTACACCATATGTAACACCAAAGTCTATTTTAGTTAGTTCAATAGCCTTTCTTACAACAGAATCCATGTATGGGTGTACGCCAACTAGTTTCTGAAACGATCTTTGCGATAATTTAAAAGCCATAACTTTCCTTTCTATTTCTTGCTCATGTAAGCAGTTGTACCCATATATGCGCCTACTATACCTGCGCCACTAATATAAAATAAGTTACTAATATCTGATAATGCAGTTACCCTATCTAACGGTATAACAAACATTACCACCGTGAACGCACCCATTCCGATAAGTGTCCAAGTGGCCATTCTTCTTTGTGCACGCTGTTTCCGTAAATTATGTTCGACTTCCTTAATTTCTTTGACATGCCGGAGCTCTTCATCTGTAACGATTCCGTCTCCATCCTCGTCATATTCATTATACTTGCTGTCTTTTTGTAAGGACTTCGTATCTTCCACATTATTTACCTCAGTTCATGTTTTTAGGTTCTACACTAAAT